TGCAGACACGTTTGCTCCTGCCACAGTTACCACTCCTTTTAATACTGGTCCTGTTCCGTCTTTTTCTTGAACCATGATGGTTTGTCCTGCACGTACAGCAGGTACTTGTCCTGTTCCCGCAGATGTTCCGTCAGGTAGGTTAGCGAAAGTAACTGTAAACACTCCAGTTGCAGCGTTAAGAGCAACATTATCATAAGTGATGTGTAAACGTCCTTGCTCCACCCAACGGATTTCGTCAGATGCAGAAGGCATTTCAGCTGATACTAAACGCAAGAAAGAAGAGATAGAACGATTTCCGTAGATCTCTGCTTGTTTTTCGTATACGTCTGGTAAAAATTGGTTTGCGAAGTTAAAGTCGCTAATGTAGTTTCCAGCAAATAATTGTCCTTTTGAAGGTGCTGGTGTTAAATGTTCAATTCCTGTAGTTAAAGCCATTGCTTAATTTTTTTATTGTTTAAGTTTAATTTTTAGTTTAGAACTTGAATCTCCTGAAATAACTTTGAATTTCTGCCCAGATGATGTTTTAATCTCACCGGTTTGTCGGGGGTCCATATTAATGTTCTTAGCTTCTTTTGCATTTTGTCGTATGGCATCGGCACGGCCTTGCTCGTAAAAATGCTGAGCTAATTTATCTGCGTTTTGTGCAGCAAACATAGCTTTGTGGTACCCTTTAGCATCTGAAATTGATCCGTCTTCCCCTAAATAAGGTTTAATAATATTAGCAATATTAGATTGAGCTTGTTTTACTTCAGACTTATTGTTTACTTTATATCGGAATTTATTATCTCCAACTTGAAAATCAAATCCTTTAAAGTTGTCTGAAAAAACTTGCTCTGTCTTATTTAAGAAAACTTGCGTTAATTTTTCATTTATTTCTTGTTCTTTTTTATAATCATTATAAGCACCGTAGGCTTCTTGATACTCTTCTGGAATTTCCTGGTTGCGGCTTAACTTAAGGTCCGCGTAATACTTTTCCTTGTTGGTTTCAAAAAACTTACGAGCATTATAAAGTTCTTCTTTGAACGCTCTTTTCTTTGAGCGTATTTCTCTTGGGTCATCATCTTCATCAAACGAAAACTGGTCTTCCATGTATTCATTAATATCCGTTGAATCCCAAGGTTTTGATTGAGAGTAATACTCTCTTAATACATCTCCGTCTTTTAATTCGGAAACATCTTTATTCATTTTAACATAATCCTCTAAAGAGCCTCCAGTATCTTCCATAAATTTAACAAGCTTGTTAATATTTTCTGGTAATTCCGGTGTTTGTACTTGCTTTGGTTGCTTATTAACCTCAGCGGCTCTTTCGTCTACTTTTGTGTCACCTGTAGAATCTTCTACTGGTTCTTCTTGTATTAACTCTATAGGGCTGTTGTTAGACTCTTCCTGATCTTGTTCAAGGACAACCGGTTCCTCTGTTTCTTCAACAGGGGTAGGCACTTCCTCTTTTACGATTTCTTTTTCAGGTTCATTTAATTTGTCTAAATTAACTTTAATTACGTCTTCTTCAACGCCTGCAGAAGCTGGTTCAATTTCCCCAGCCTCTACCGCATTATCTAAAACAGCTTGTTCTGTTTCTTGTTTTGTTTTTGGGTTGTCATCTACAATCCCTTTTACTGTCCATTTTGCCATGATTTAATAATATAAAATAATTAATAGTTTTTTATCGTGGTTCAAATCCACTTAGATCAATACCCCCTAGTACATCATTACCGCTAGACTCAAAAGCTTTTTTAGGCTCAGGATTGGACGGCGCTTTATTTAAAGATGTTTCTTTTTGGCTGTCTAATTCCATTTGTTTTAGCTTTGCGTTTAATTCATACTCGTAGAACATTAGTTGTCTTTTTTGTTCTACTTCTCTATCTAGCTTTTTAATATCAAGCTGGGTTTGTATTTCCGCAAGCTGGCTTTTAGCTTGCACTTTGATTTGTTCGGCTTGAGCTTTAGCCATTTCAGCTGCTTGAGCTGCTTGAGCATTAGCTTGACTTTGAGCAGCAATATTTCTTTCTGCTTTTTCTTGGTCCATAGCTTCTTTCTTAGCTCTTCTGTGCTTTAAAAGTTGGTTTGCTAATTTTATGTTTTTTACTTGTCTAATATCAATTACATCTTCAAGATGTATTTGATCTCTAGATAATGCTATCTGTATATTATTTTCAACTAGTTGTTTTTCATCCTCATCTGGGTCAAGTTCTAAAAATATACCAAAGTCGTGAAGATGCATTCTTTCCAGCTCCTCCAATGCTCCTACTGAAAATCTACCAATAGAAGATATAAAAGCTTCTTTTTGTGGATGAAATTCTAGAACATCTTTAATACGCATTGAAATAGCTTCAGCTAAAGTTGTTGTTATATAAGATGAACTATATAATATGTGTCTTGTTGCTGTATTAGAGTTGGCGGCTGCAAGCTTTTGTACTCCTACTAAAGCGTTAGGATCAGGATCAGATCCGTCACGTGCTTCATTTAAACCGGTTACATCGCGTATCATATTAAGATAATAATTATACGACTGTATTAGTAAGGAACTTTGCTGTCCACCACCACCTGGTAATTCTTGAATAGGTATTTTACCAGGATTCATATCTCCGTCTACTGTCATAGACCTACCTATTACAGAACCTGTTTGAAAATACATATTTAAGGCCTCTTGGGGGTTATAATTAGTCCCATTACCTAAGTCAATTTCAGCTAAACCATCTGCGTCAAGATAAACACCTGATGGCGTCATTCTTTGTATAACTTGTTGTAACTTTAAATGCGTTAACTGAATCAAATCAGCATATGTTACCATTCTACTCACTAAGCTTTCAATTCTACCCTTGTACATTCTAGGCGCACTAACAACGTAATTCATCATTACTTTATTAGTGTTTGAATCAGGACGAACCATGTTTGATGCTTTCTCCCATTTCAAAAGCTTATCAGCACCGAGCACCATAACACCTTCATATATAACCTCTCTTGCTTGAGCCACTTTTTCAAAACGTGTTCTAGCATCTTTAGGTGGATTAAAAGTATCATCTTTTTTAATTGCTTTTTTAGCGCCTGTAGATGTTTCTTTTATTTTATAAACGCTCTTCTCCCAACTCTTCCAGTTGAAATACATAACTGTTAGTGTGTTAGAGTCTACAGCATCAGCAGAATCATTATTGGTGTAATCGTAATTATTATAATTAGTAGAACTTTTAGTAGCCTCCTCAAACTCTTCATTTGATAAACCAGGAAACTGTTTTTTAAGTTCATTTACTTTTATTTGTTTTATTTCTCCAAAATAATACACATCATCAAAGTTAGGATCCTCTGTGTAAGAATAAATTAAATTAGCGGGATCTACATAATCTATTTTTATTCCATCAGTATTATTAAAAGAGTGTTTAGCCGCTCCAATTCCTAATACAGTTTGGTCGTAATCAACTCTTTTTTTAATCTCGTGATAATTATTACGTCTAAAAATATTGTCAATAGCCATCTCGTGAGCAATTTCTAAGGAGGGTTTATACGCAATTTGCATATAAAGCTCTAACTCATCCTCGCTGCCGGGAGCTCCCTCTCTGGCTACATTCCTGACATCGATGCCTAAAGTACTGTCAACCTCTTCAATAAAATCTTTAGTTATTATATCTTCTTGTACGCCTTCTACAAAATCAGTTCTTTCTTTAACCGAGGTAGGGTCTTGAGCAAACGCTTTGACCGTGAATAAACGATCTTGCATTCCGTTAACTACGATATCTACAAATTTAGGTATAATAGGCACCGGTTTCCAATCTAAGTTTAAATACGACAAGTCCCCGTTTACTGAAAACTCATCTTTATACTTTTGTATAGACTGTTCGCCGCGAGCGTATAAACGTAATTTATGAAAATCGCGTTGGTTTTGAATAAACCTCCCTGTTCCGGAATTTTTTCTAAACCATTCATTTTGGATACCCAGAGCCACTTCCTTTCCGTAGTCCATGCTTGATTTTTTAGCATCACTAACTGATTGGCTGGGAAACTGAGTTACATATCCTGTAGATTCTGCCATCTTTATTGTATTAATTTACTGTTTGATCCTTTATTGTTGTACTTTGAAAATCCAAAGTTTATTTTTTTTACTTCTCTTGCTGAACGTGGAGCATATAGATGTCGTTGACAAGCCATTATAGCTAGTCCGCTACTAATAGAAGCGTCGTATTTTGTTCGAGCGTTAATATTAAATTTAGACCAATCTTCGAGCGTTCTTTGAAAATACATTGCCCCATAATCTTCGTCATCCTTTAAACCTACGTGGTTTTCTATATAAGATTCTATTGCAGCAGCATGTGCTTGTTTAATATCTTCTGAGGAGTTAGGTATACCTCCTAATTCTTTTTCCGATATAGAAAGTTTATTTCTGGATTTATCTGGCCGGTTCATAGAGTAACCTCTATAACCTCTTCTTTTTAAATGATATAAAAGTCTAGGTTTGTTATTCTCTGCTAGTATTGGCATACCGTAAAAAACAATAGCCATAAGCACGTCCTCAAAAAATATTTCTGCTGTTTGAGGCCTTGCAACGTATTCCAATATAAATTGAGAAGAAGGTACGTCAGGGTGCATAGAAAAAGTTGTTAAACCGTGTAGTGCTCCATTAGAGCCACCCCCTCCTACTGTACCGCTAATATCGTAACTATCACACCCAAAAGCGCCTAGGTCTTTATTACCAGGATACTTAATACCGTTTTCAATTACTACATTATTTTGCATTTCAACCGGAGGTATCCATGACAACCTAAACCTGCCGTCTTTATTTGGATGCCATTCAACTTGTGTATCTTTAACACCATTTCGCCATTGAAACGAGCCTCTAGTTACATACCCGCTCATTATCATCTCTTCATTGAAATCTATTTGTTGGTATATTTTTGTTAAATTAAATATAGAATCAGTAGTCTTATCGCGAAAAGCGTGCTTTTCATATCTTGGGAACTGACGATAAAATTCATTTAAAGCATCATCATTTCCTTTAAGCCCATCTGCTTCATTCTCCCAATGCTCGATAACTCCGATATAGATAAGTTCTCCATCGATTCCTTCAATAGGCTTTTCTGGACTATCGAAAACAGGATATCCATATTTATCAATGAATCCCTCGTAGTTCCATTCCATTGGTATGAACAAAGAATATAATCCACTAGTAGTCTGCCCATTGCGATTTCGCTTCTTAACGTTTGAGTCATTATATAGTTTTTTAAAATTACTACCTCCTTTATCCAAAGCGTTTGAAGTAGACCCCATCATGCACTTACCTACAATTTTAGCACCTAGCCTTAAGCAGGTTTTTGTTACACGCCAATTGTTAAGTATATTATCAGGTTTTTCCCACTTACCGGACTCATCGTGTATTAGTAATCTTAATTTTTCACCGTCATACGAGTTGTCTCCTGTATTCTTCCAGTCGATCGTGGTGTCGAGACCTTTTTGAGTTTCTCCAGAGGCCTCGTTAACGGTGCTTCTTGTAAGTCTTCTGGACGGAGTCTTATAGGATAATTCCGTTTTTGGTCTTTCCATACCGTCCTGGATCGGCTTGAAGAAGAAGGGGTAGTTTGCTGATATTGGTACAACCTTATCTGTGAACATCTTCTTAGCATCGCTTCCAGACTTAGAGAGAATTCCGAATCTTGAATCTCTCGTAACCGTAGCCTGGTCAACAGTCTCTGAACTTCCCATAAATGAGAAGCCCGACCTTCTATTCTTGAGGTAGCACATGCCATAGCTTCTTGAATCAGCCTTGCATGCCTCCCAGAAGTAATAAAAAATTCTGTTTGCTTGTCTAAAATCCGGTGATCCCACGTCGATTTTTGTCCAGTTGAGGTACATATAGTGTGACCCTGTAATGTAACACGGGGTGCCATTGCACATGAACCAGTACCCGTCGCTGCGACGATTATACTCATTATCAATATAGTCGTAATACTTTTCTCTAGTATCTTCTGGAAGTAATTTAAAATCATATACTGTTTTTATTTTATCTAAAGATGCAGGCCTTATTGTTTTAGTAAAGACTTGATCTTTAGTTTTTAACTTGTAACCTTCTACATCTTTAGGAGCTGCTGGTAATCCAATTCTTAAACCTTGCACTTCGTATATATCGCCTAAAGTTCCGTCTTTGCTAATAATAACACAGTCTAGATCTAAATTATATCCGTATTTAAACTTCTTATACCTGTTATCGCTCTTAACATTTTTTTTATTAAGATGATCCGTGTGTATAGCATATAGTGTCTGCTTGTACATTATTTAGCGCGGCCCTCCACACCAAAAAACTCTCGCTTTTCTTTTTTATTATCTTTGTTCAAAGCCTCTAACTCTTCTACTTTAGCCATCATAGCCATGGCATCTTCCATAGCTAATCTATAGGCTGATGCTGAGATTTTAACTTTTTCTGGATCTACTTCGTCTATATCCATTTTCTTATCCATTACTTTGATAAGTTCGTTAATTGCATTCTCAGAAGCTTTTAGTAGTTGTTGTCGTTTTTTCTTTATGTCCATAGTTGATAGTTAAGTCTGTTGATAAAATTCTATATAATTTGTCACCATCTATGTTAAACTCATATTCTGAGGATGGAGTAAACCCCACTATATCTCCTTGGGATAACCCTAAAGACTTTAAATAGTCATTAGTATAAGTTAACTCGCCTGCTAATTTTCGCTCGCTTAAAACGCTCCATTTGTCTTCGTTTGGTAAAGGCTTTACGAAACAATAATCCGGCAATGCTTCCCATTTTCCATTTCTTTTATATGCAAATATTTGATCGTAATAAACGGAGTACTTGTTGTCATCTATAAAAGCAGATGAATTACGTTCAACCCCTCTAACATCAAACCATCTTCTAAAGATATTGTGATGCACTATAACTTCATCTCCTTTTTTAATAGGTAGATTGAAATTTATAGGTGTGCTTTCTACCCTGCCTATTCTATTTACAAAATGATAATCGCGCTCAGTTATCTCAGTGTTTAATATGAGTTCTTTGTCGCCAATATCTGTTTTGTTGTTATAGCGACTTTCAGTAGATATAATATAATTGTATAAGGATCTCATTTAATAATCTAAGTTATATTCAATTGACACAGCCATATTCTTATTAAAGTGTTTCCACGGTAATTGAGCTCCATCTTTTTGTATGTATATATGATAGCCATCTTCTTTGTCCATTATATCACAGATGGTATGGCCTCCATAAACGTCTTGGCCTACAGAGTAATGCATAGCTTCGTTTTTATAATCTTGACCTATGCTTATTTTTCTAATTAATTTCATTGTATTTATTTTAGTAAGTCCAAATAGTGGTTTCAGGTGCCCCTGGATAACCAATGCCTACGTGAACAAAATTACTTTTTCTTGAAATACCTATACGTCTAAACCCGCATTTAATAGCAGCGGCAACTAGTTTAAACGTTGCTTCACCACCTATACATTTGATATCCACAGCAGCACCATATGCGTGCTCCCCTGGCTTATCTTTTTTAGCTTCAATAGGATGATCTGGTGATCTATAAGATGAATTAAGCACTATAGGGTAGCCATACTCTTTTCTAAGAGCATCAAGCATGCCTAAAAGCTTTGGATCCATTTTATCCATATTACCTTTAAAATCATCTTGATCGTTAAAGTATTTCAATTTCATATTATTTAAGTTTTTTATAAATGTTTATTGATGTATATAGTATAGTTAATAAAAGTACCGCTGTTTGTAGAGTTGGGTTTACCCCTTCTGCAACGCTTGAGCTAGCTACTAATGCCGTAATATTCAATCCGTAAATCTTTAGGTCTGGTAATGTCATTTGTGTTTATTATTTCCCATCACTTTCTCAAAACCACGAGAACCGAAGTATCCCATGAAAACTATTTGTAAAAGTGATTTTACTGTGTCAAGTCCTTCTAATTGATACCACCATCCAATTACAAAAGCGATCGTAAGGAACGCTAATGTTAATGGACGTACATTAGATGAAAGCCACGATCCACTTCTTGCGTCCGCAACCCATCTTCTAGTTATACCATCAAATTCGTGTATTTCTTTTTCTAATTTTCTAAGAGCAATATCTTTATCTTCCGGTGGCATATCAGATCCGCCTATAATAGCTTTGATCACACTACCCACTGGAGTATCTCCCGCTATGGCACCTACAACGCCAGGAATTTTCTGTAGTAAAAATTTCCCAACGTCTGTATCCTTAAATTTTTTTTTAGCCATTATTCTCCTTCGTTATATAAAGCTGTTATTTCCGCTTGTGTTAACGGTTTGGTATAGTGTTTAACTTTACTAACTTTTCCAGTACCATAATAAGCTGAAATCTCCCTACCTTTTTGTATCTTATGTTTTGCAGATGATGAATAAGTAGGATAAGAAATCCAACTACTATCTGTTGCTGTACCTCTATTATCTTTTGTGAGTGTTCTTTTTACTCCGTCAATATATATCTGTCTTTCATCTCCGTCTATTTGAAATACATAGTGATGCCAATTAGAATCTGGAGCTGAGTTTGTTGCTTTGTCTATAAATGAATTAGTAGTGCCTCCATCTCTACATTGCATAAAAACTCCATTACTATCATTTCTAACTTGACAGGTAAAATAATAGTTTGAGTTTGCAGTTGAAGATATTGAATAAAGCATTGCTCTAGTTCCAGAGTCTAACTTAACCCAACCCGTTATTGACTTTACGCTATTAGTTTGTACAGCGTTGCTACTATAAGGGTGTGATGAAGTTAATTCTATTTCATCGTTACTACCATCAAACTGAAAGTAACCTGCGGAATTCCAGGTAGCACCGCTTATATCTCCATCAAACCCATTAGGATAGTTAGGCTTAGTAAAGTTATAGTTTTGTCTTATTTGGTCTTGTGTAAGTGCTGAAGAGTATAATCTTAACTGCCCTACCTGCCCATCGAAAGGATAAGTTGAGCTTAAATTTCCGCTTATTTTAAGCTGACTAGCAACTGTATCGTTCCAAGTATTTGCGATAGCAGTACCTATTGATTCTCCATCTAAGAACGCTTCATAGCTAGTTCCACTTTTAGAAACTGCAAAATGATACCAAGTATTTGCACTTATAGACACATTCGGATAAGACCCGTTGTTACCAATCATCACTTGAATGTTACCCGATGATGTTGTTATTATTGTTGTTCTTCCATAACTATAACCACTTCCATCTGCAATAAAAATCACTTTTGTAGCTGAAAGGTCATCAGATTTAAACCAAAATTCTACCGTTCTATTATTTGAATTGAATGCAGTTATAGCAGATGAACCAAAAGTTATCTTATCGCTAGAGCCGTCTAAATCTAAATAGTTGCCTAATTCGGAATCAAACGTAGCTCCTGTGATAGTACCATTATTGCTATTTCCACTAGAGTCAGTCCAAGTAGATGGAGTATTACTATATCCGCTTTCCCCTTTTTCTGGGAAACTAGCTGCATCTAAATGTAACTCTAAATCAGTATCTGGTATAAGAGAT